GCGCTGGATCGTATCTTCACAGTTGCCCAGCGGCTCAATGGCCTGCGTGACGAGGATGTGGACGAACTCGCAAAAAACTCCAACGGCGACCAACCCGACGCTTCGCCTACCGCTTAGCGTTGCAGTTAGGTCGCCCAAACGTCGACAAAATGCTGGCAGAAATGACCAGCTTGCAACTCTCCGAGTGGATGGCCTACAGCAAGTTAGAGCCATGGGGCGAAGAACGGGAAGACTTGAGGATGGGCATTGTGGCGTCGACCATTGCGAACGTCAATCGACCGAAGGGCAAGAAGCCTTACAAGCCGACCGACTTCACGCCAACTTTCGAGGTTGAGTCCGAGGAAGAGGCGGCGGCGCGCTTGATGGCGCAGGCGTTCGCAGCACTTGGGGGGAAACGCTAATGGCTACCATTGCACGCCTGGCTGTAGCCCTAGACATGGACAGTCGCGACTTTGACAATGGCGTCAAGAACGCAATGACCTCGGCGGAAGGACTCGCCAATAAGCTCGCTGGCATCGGCAAGAACATGACGGCGGGCATCACCTTGCCCATCGTGGGCGCGGCAGGGGCGGCGTTGAAGTTCTCGACCGACTTCAATTCATCGATGGCGAACGTCGCCTCTTTGGGCGTGCCGACCGCTAGGGTCAACGAACTAAAAGCCGCCGTTCAGTCGATGGCAATCACGACGGGCCAGTCAACTGAAGACCTCGCCGGCGGCTTGTATCAGACCGTCTCCGCCTTTGGTGACACGGCCGACACCGCCAAGATCCTCGAAATCAACGCCAAGGCCGCGGCGGCAGGCTTGTCAACCGTCCCCGAATCGATCGCGCTGACCAGTGCCGTGACGAAGGGTTACGGCGACACGAGCGCCAACGCGGTGCAGCAAGTGTCAGACCTTGCCCTCCAAACTGTTGCTTTGGGTCAGACGACCTTCCCCGAATTAGCGGCCAGCATCGGGCGCGTGACGCCCCTAGCCGCTTCGCTCGGCGTGACTCAGGAAGAACTGTTTGCAGTGATGGCGACCGGGACCGGCGTCACGGGTGGCGCGGCCGAGGTGAGCACACAATTGCGCGGCGTCCTGCAAAGCCTCATGGCGCCGACTGAGGACATGACGACCCTAATGGGGTCGATGGGCTATGAAACCGGCGATGCGATGCTGCAAGGCGAAGGGCTAGAAGGGACGATCCAAGCGATTGTCCAGGCCGCCGCCGCGAGTGGAACGCCATTGCAGAAGTACCTGGGCAGCATCGAAGGGCAGACGCTCGCCCTCGCCCTCGCCGGGCCGCAAGCAGAAGCCTATGCCGCGAAACTAGAGGCGATGGGCGGGTCGATGGGGGCGACTGAGGCCGCGTTCAAGGCGCAGACGCAGGGCATCAACAAAGTCGGCTTCACCATGAAACAGTTGGGCATTCAGGCGACGGTCATCATGCAGAAGCTCGGCGATGGGCTTGCGCCGGCGCTGGGTGTCGTGCTCGAGACGGTCACCCCGCTTGTTGGCTATGTGGTGCAACTGGCGGATTGGTTTGCGAATGCTGACGCCAATACGCAGTTGTGGGGCGTGGCGCTGCTGGGGGTAGTGGCAGCCATCGGGCCGTTACTGATGATTCTACCGGGCGTCGTTTCGGCCATCGGCGTTATCGGCTCCGTGTTGGCCTTCCTCGTCTCCCCGATTGGCCTGGTGATTGCGGCGATCGGGGCGTTAGTCGCCGTGTTTGCGACCGACTTCATGGGCATTCGCACCATGACGATGCAGGCCCTGCAACCAGTGATTAAGATTGCGGGCGAAGTTGGCTCGGCCTTCCAATCGCTGATGGCGGGTGACTTTGCCGCCGTGCAAGCCAAGATCGACACCATCAAGACCGACTTCGGCAACCTGGTCAAGAGTATCACGGACATTGACTGGGGCGGTTTGTGGGGGAAATTTCAGGCGTGGATCGATGCCTGGGCAACGGCCATTGCGACGTCGGTCACGAGCATCGACTGGGGTGGGTTGGTGGCGACGGCCGGCGATTGGCTGGCTGGACTGCGCAACAGTGTTGTCGGCGGCATCACCTCGATTGACTGGGGTGGCGCACTGACAACTGCCGGCGACTTCTTGACGAGCTTGCGCGACGGCATCGTTGGCGCGGTGACTTCGGTTGACTGGGGTGGCGCATTGGCCACGGCCGGCGACTGGATTGCCGGGTTGCGCGATGGCGTCGTGGGTGCGGTCACCAGTATCGACTGGGGCGCTGGGCTCGCCGCGGCAGGGGAATTCGTAACTGGCTTAAAAGATGGCGTGATCGGTGCGGTCACTTCCATTGACTGGGGTGGTGGACTGGCGGCTGCGGGTAGTTGGGTGGACAACCTGCGCAACCAAGTCGTCAACCGCATCACGACGATCAACTGGGGTCAGAAACTGAGCGACGCCGGTGATTTCCTGGCCGGGCTGAAAAACAAGGTAGTGGCGGTCATCCAGGGGATTGACTGGACGCCAGTGCAGCAAGCTTTGCAGCCATTTATCACCGCGATTACGACCGGGCTTGCGCCAGTACAGACATCACTGGAAGGCTTCGACTTAGGCACGGCCATTGCGGGCATCGGCACAGCGGCGACCGAGATGCGCGACAACCTGCTCGCCAAGATGACGACGGCTTTGACCGAGATGGACATCACCGGAGCGATCACTGGCTGGATCAGTTCCATGACAACCAGTATCACCAACACCGACTGGTCAAGCGTCGGCGCCACGGTCGGCAGTGCGCTTTCGGCGGCGCTCAACCCTGAGAACTTGAAGCTTGCGGCGGCGGCGATGGCGGCCGGCATTGCACCGGCAGTGACGGGGTCGATTACGGGCGTGACGTGGGCGATGGATTCGAGCAACTGGACGAAGTTTGCCGAGGCGGTCAAGACCTCACTGACCACCATCGATTGGGGCGCGGTAGGTGAAAGTCTACAGGGTTTGAACACGGCGATTATGACCGCCCTGGGCGAATTCGGTGCTGGCTTCACGTCCGGCTTCAAGACGCCAGACTGGTTGAATGGGCTGCTCAACTGGAAGTTCCCATCTCCGTCGGAGTTGCTGAATTGGGGCTGGCCAGTCGAGTATCCAACCTGGTCATGGCCGATCACTTACCCGGAATTTCGATGGCCGGAAATCGGCATGCCAGGGTGGGTCGAGGCGCTGCTTAATTGGAATCCGCTCGGCCAACCAGACGCACCAGCGACCGGCAACGCGCCAAACACGGGCTATCAGAACAATATCGATGTGACGCCACCGCCACCAACCTATAACGGGCAAGGCTTACCTACCGAGTTTGGCGGGACAGATGGCGCGGCTAACGGGCGCGGGGCTGTCGTACTGAACAACTACGGTAACTTGAACAATGCCATCGACGTGGCGGTGCTCAAGCAAATGATCCGGGAAGTGCTGGAGGGTGCCCGATGATTTTGAATATCAGTGACGGGACCACGACCGTAGTGCTCTCCGGCACCGCGCCAGTGCTTGGTTGTACCTATTTCCCGGCCACGAGTGATAACGGCAAAGATGTCACAGAGACGGTTGAAGTTAACCTACGTGGCACGGCGGCAGCGATTCGGGCGGCGGTCAACGACATCGAACAGTTGTTGACTGACGCCAAGTTGCGCACCGACAACCTAACGCCGCGCGTGTTCGTCAACTATAACCCGCTCTCGAGTGGCGATAACTTTCGCAGCGAGATCTACGATGGGCGCGTCGTATGGTCAACCGATCCAGGGCGGCGTCGCCTGGGTGACACCAATCCGACGGTCCGCATCAATATCGTCTGGACGCGGCGCGGGTGGTGGGAGGGCGCAGAAACCGAACTGTACCTGTCCAGTTCCACGCAGACAGAGCGCATCGGCGGGGTGACAGTCTATAACAATGACAACGTTGGCAACTCCAACATCATCGGCATCGCCTCCAACCGCGTCGTTGGCACACGACCGGCTCCAATCCGGATCCGCATCACCAACGCCTCGGGTGGCACGCTATCCTGGCGTAATTTCTACATCGGCAACAACGTCAACAGCGCGCCGGCCTCGGCTGACGTGTGGCTGCTCGGCAGCGAAGCGACGTCACCGGGTGCCGCGCAGACTTGGGCAGGCGGCATCACGCACACGTCGCGCATGTGGACGATTGCGCTGAGCGCGACGCTGCTCGGCCAGACGCAGGGGCGCAGGTTCCGCGTCATTGCAGCCTTCACGTCGCTCAGTAATGCTGAGTACCTGCGCGCAAGTGTCGGTTCGTGGATCGGCAGCGTCTACGGGGCGCAGCAGATTGGCGCCGAGCGCCTGACGAGTGCAACCGGCAAGTTGGTGGATCTCGGTCTGTTCAACCTCCCACCGGGCGGCTATAACGTCGCCAACTCCAGCGCGGCGCTCGTGCTATCCGTACGTTCCAGCCTGGCCGGCAGTGGCACGCTCGACTTCGTTCAGTTGATGGCGACGGACTCATTTCGGCAACTGACCCAAATCGGCTACGACGCGGCGAATGGCGACAGTATCGAGGACGACGGGATCGAAGGGGGAGCTTACCTACTCAACGGGTCCAACAAGCTACCCATCATCAGCGCCGGCGGCGAGCCGTTGAAAGTCTACCCGGAAAAGACGCAGCGCATGTATGTGCTTTTCGAGGAAAACGGCACCTTCACCGCCGCTCGCCAAATGACCGTACAAGCATGGTATCGACCCACCTATGACAGCATCTAGGTTCGGCGTGCAAGTATCATCCCGGCAAGGTGTGCAGCAGTTGCTGCCGCCTGAATTGACGTTTGCGCCGACCCGTTGGTCATGGTCCTGTGTCGGGGGCCCGAAAGCTGCCGAGATTCAGGTGACGGGCGGCAAGGATGCCGTCAAGCAGTTGCGACAATGGTTGCGGTATCCGGTCAAAATCGTGGCGCCGACGGGCTCGATCGTGTGGTGGGGCTACGTGCACGAAGTCGAATTGCAACTGGGCGGCTTGACTGTCGTTGCCAGTCTCGACAACCTGCGCAACCGGGTGAAGGTGCTTTACACGGCCGCGGTCGCGGGCGGCGGGGCAACCGATACCGGCTGGCTCGACGACACGCTGAGCGAAGCAGAGTACGGCTACAAAGAGCATGTCGAATCGTTAGGCGATGCTTCGACGGCGATGGCGACCACGCTGCGTAGTCGCCTCCTGGATCAGGGTAAGTATCCCAAGCCAAAGCGATCCATTGCCGGTAATGGGGACACACAAGCCGTTTTGCGCTGCCGTGGCTGGTATCAGCGCCTCGGCTGGCGTTACTACCAACGGGTAGATGGCAGGGTAGAAAACGTACCGACGGGTGGCAGTACAGTCTCACAACCCATCGGCTGGGGTCTGGTCAGTTCGTCCAATGTCGGGACCGGCGATAGTGCCATCTTTGCCGTCGGTGATTACCTGAATTACTTCTCCGAGGGTCACCGATTGGTGCTTACCGGTTGCACGGATAGCACCAACAACCAGACGTACACCGTTGCCGGATCCACGAGCGACGAAGTGGTGACGCACACGCACACGCTGTCGTTTTCCATTGACGACATCGACGATCCGGCCGGCGACCTGGACGGCTTCAAAGCGGAGTATTGGGTCTGGGTGCAGAACTCCGTACAGAACAACCGCTTCCACTGGATCGGCAAGGCCGACGCCGATCACATCGAAATCAAAGATCAGATCGCTGGCGAGCTTGACCCAGAAGGACCAACCAGCAATGTCACCCTGACCCAGCCGCAGAAGCTGAGTGTCAAGGAGGCGAACAATACCGAAGCGCCATCGTCTGCCAACAAAACGATTGTTCACAAGGGACAGCGGGTGGCGCAGAAAGTCACGCTGTCCACCGGCATGTATGTCGATGCCATCCAGTTGGAACTGGGCAAGGTGGGTGCGCCGAGCGACAACTTCAACATCCAGATCTACACCGATGTCGCCGGGACGCCGACAACGCTCAAGACCTCGGGGGCCATTGCCGGCACGGCGTTGACGACCGATGTCGAAGCGATGTGGATCCCGTTGACAAAGGTCTGGCTGGCGGCCGGTGACTACTGGGTAATCGTGTGGCGTTCTAGCACGTTGAGCGCCACTGATCACTATTTGGTGGGCATGGTTGACGCTACCTATCTGACGACCATGATGTGGGACGGTTCGGTCTGGTCAACGATGGCGCCGGCGTGGTCGCTCAAGTTTCGGCTATGGGGCGTGGACGACATCGGGACGCTCGTCGAAGCGATTGTTACGAGCGTCGCGCAGACAGTCACGCTTTCCAGCGGCTACACCGCTAGCGTCGACGGCTACACCTACATGGAAGATGCAGCAACGGGGCTGGATGAAATCGAGCGCCTCGTTAAAATCGGCAACTCTAGCGGGGATCGCATCCTGCTAGATGTATCGCAGGATTTGGCGCTACGACTATCGAGCCGGGCAAATCCGGTTTCCGTCCCCAATCTGGCGCTGTACACGGCTGGCGGCAAAGTGCGCTTGACGGATAGCGTCGGCAGTGCGGTCGAGCCGGGCGCAAACGTCGCCAGCCAGTGGGTGCGCCTGGCTGACCTGGACAGCGACTTAGCAGCTGAGGGCGGCTTGTCACCGGCCTGGGTCGAAGAAGCCGAATACGACGCCGACAGCGGCAAATGGTCATTGACGTTTGAAGGCGAACGCAGTCTCGTCGACATTGTGAAAGTGCAACAGGGATAATGGCGCAAAAACTTAGCCAGTTGGCGCAAGAGATAAAACCCTACATCAAGCAGTGGATCGCTGAGGCGCAAGGCACCAACGGGGGCGGCTCCACGCCTACCGTCGGCGCGCATGACCTGGGCGGCGCGCTGCATCGGGGTACGCTCACTGACAGCCAGGGTCCGCAGTTCCTGTTGCGCGACGGCTCGCGGTCGATCACGGGCAACATTGCCATGAATGATGGCAAGACGATTGATGGCGTAGATCTATCGGTGCACGCCGCGGATCCAAACGCCCACCACAATCGCAGCCACGTGATCACGAGCGCATCCGATCACACCGTCACCGGCAGCAAGTGGCAGATTATCGGGTTGACGGCGGCGAACACGCTTGGGCTCTTGACCCCATCGTCTGCACCGTCAGGCGGGTCAATCGAAGCGGTGCTCAAGACCGATGCGGCTGGCAAGGCGACCTTGCCAACCCTTGAGGTTACGGGCGTCGCCTACATCGATGACACGCTCGACTTTGGCACTGACTACATGGTGGAAGACGCCACCTACCTGCGCGTGTACGGGTCGAAGCCGGTGTACTTTTCGCAGACCATCCAGAACGGAAGCGCCTGGAGCATCAACACATCCGGCGACTTCGCAGGGCGCGACGTGGGCGGGCGTGACGCCACGTTTACCGAAGACCTGCTGGCTGCGGCGACCGCTTTCAGGGTCATCAACCACACGCACGATTACGCTCACTGTCACGTGGTCGTGAATCCGGGCGGCTCGTGGACGCTGGACGAGCAATTCGGCGTAGACATTGACGACAACCTGTTGGTGCGCGGCTACATCGTTGGCAAACACGCGCTGCAGGTGAAAGATGCGCTAATGATTGCGCACTACGACGGGCCTGACACCCGCGGCAACACGGCGGGAAATCCTGCCGGCCACATGGGGCAGCCGGCGACGGTCAGCGGTGACGTGCTATATCGTGAGGGGCTGTATGGCAAAGCCGTCGAAGTGACCGACGCCTATACCAACCTGGTCAGCAATCCGTCATTCGAGACAGACTTGACCGGCTGGACAGACTACAGCAATGGTACGGCGGCGGGCTCGCGGGCGCGCTCGAGTGCGGATTCCTGGGATGGGACGTATTCATACCGCATCCAAAAAACGGGCGGGGCCAGTGCGGACCGCTGGGGCGCACGCGTCGATTACGCCGTCACCTCCGGACAGTCGTATGTCATTACAGGGCGGGTCAGAGTCACCGGCATCACGAGCGGCTCCACCACCGTGGTCGTCATGCGGACCGACACGAACGTCAACGCCATCCAGACCAACGTGGACGCGGTGACGGATGGGTGGGTGGAACTGCGGCTCGCCACGACGGCCACCGGCACCGGCAACGCCAGGGTCTACTTCTGGATCGCCAACTGCACCTCCGGCACGTTCTACTTCGATGCGGTGCAGGCGGTCAATCTGGCCTACCAGGTCCCGTACTTTGGCGCCGCACGCACCGCGGGCAATCTCTATTATCCGCAGATTCCCATCAAGTGGCAGAAATGTACGCTGATGGGCTGGCTCAAATTTCCGGCGCAAGCGAGCACCGTCGGGCGTAACCTGGGAGCATTTGAGGCGTACAACGACGCTAATAACCTGGTGCGCCTGGTGGTCAATAACGCCGACAATGCGCTGTATGGCACGTACATTGCCGGCGGCACTACGACCGCCATCGATGGTGCGCTGACGCTGGCGGCCGACACTTGGCACCACGTGGCGATTGTCATCGATAACGGCACCGGCTACGTGTACCTAAATGGCGTACTCGACGCGTCAGCCAGTCTGAGCGGTGGTGTGCAGACTGGGCTGGCAACGGTCTATGTCGGGCGCAACAACACCGGCGCACGCGTCAACGGCATGGTCGACGACTTCGCCGTCGTCAACCGGGCGCTGCCGGCAGACGAGATCCGCGCCGTCTATGAGAGCAATGCACCCATCTTTGCCGAGACTTCGACCTGGCACTGGCGCAGTGGGCGCAACCGGGTGTGGGCCGACGCCGAAGGGCTGTGGATGCTGTCGGCAAATAGCAATGCGGTGATCGGCGCATATGCCGGTGACGACCTGGATAGCGCGGCCACCAAAGGGTGGGGCGGCTTTACGCTCATGGAGGGTGACATTGCCTTGGGCCACAACCGCACCGGCAGTTGCGGCATTCTGTGGGACCGCTCAGCGGGGACGTTCGGCATCTATGGCAATGGTTCTGCCACGCCTGAAGTCGAGTTCACGACGGACGGTGCCATTCTGGCGGGTGGGGTGTTCAGACTGGATAGCGATGGAGTAAGCCTTCAGGCTGGCAATAGTTCAAGCTGGGCGTCACTGAACTCTTACCGCTTCCACGGCTCCAATGCGACCGACCTGGGCGTGTATGCCGGCACCTCGGGCGGCAATGATCGGTTGCTGATGCGCAACAATTCCAATGGCGTTGGGTCAATCGATGCCATCGCCCGCGGTAGTGCAGGCGGGTACGCCTCCCTGACTGCGGAAAAGGTGCTAGGCGCGTTCACGATCCTGGCACTTGATGCCACCGGCGCAACGCCGGTGACCACCTTGAGCGATGGCCCGTTCCAGGCAACGGCGGGCGAGCTGCGCGCAGGCGGCGACAATGGCGGCGCAAGCGGTAAGACAAGCGTCACGAATGTCACCAACACCACGCAGAGCACCGGCACGGGGACAGTTAAATTGACGGGCACAACCAGCCGGAATAACACCGGCTTCATCAAGGCATATATCGGGACGACGGCAGTGTACATCCCGTACTTTGGGAATATCAGTTAAGGAGGCAGACATGCCACTCGATAGCAGGACCATCATTCAGGAAGTCAGAGACGCACTGTCGTACCGCGACAATGCACTGGCAGGCAAAGCGACTGCGCCATACGGGGCGCTGCCGGCAGAACAAGAGATCGCCGATGCCGTGATGACAACAATTCTGCCTGGTCTACGCGCGATGTTCCGCGAGCTCGGCGACGTGCAAACGACCTGGCTGACACCGGGCAACCAGATTGCGGCGAAGATTATCGCGGCGGCGACGTCAGGCGAGAACCTGGCCGGCTTTCCCGCGGATACTTGGGTGACGTGGGGCGAGACGTTGAAGGCGCTTAACACCTTCCTCAACACCCCAATCTCCATCCAGTTGCCGAGTGGGGAAGTGCTAGAGACAACGCCGCTCAATGCGCTCATCACGCGCTACGTGCCGGAGGTGTCAGCATGACCCGCCGCAGACCAACCACCCAAAAGCCGGTTGAGGTCCAGCAAGTTGAGATCCAGCCAGCCGCAACCCCGACGCCGGCGCCGATTCCGTTTCCAGCCGCCAACCGTGAAAACGCCTTGGTCTACATGCGCCAAATGAAACAAGCCGAGAACCAAATGAAGGGATTCGAGCATCAAGCGAATCTCATCATCGACGCCACTGCGATTGCGCTGAACATCGGGCCAGGCTGGCGGCTTGATATGCGGGGCGAAATGTGGCAGTTCGTGCCACCGCCAGACGAGAGAGAAGTCTTGGAGATCGCAGATGAACCGCAATAGCATCACCCTAATCGTCATCCTCCTGGCGTTGTTCGTGCCGGCCAGTGCGCTTGCGCAGGACTACACCTGTTCACAGACGAGCACGGCAAGCGGCTTTACACTGGCTTGCAAACCAGCCAAGACAGCGACTCCCACGCGCACGCCGACGGCGACGCCAACGAAGCCAGCGACCGCGACACCGCAGCCAACGAGCACGGCGACGCCGACAAATACGCCCACAGTTGCGCCGACGGCGACGCCCGTGCCACCTACACCAACGACGCTGCCAACGCCCGTCACGACGCCTGTCACTCCGGTAACAAACGCAATCCTGAACGTGCCGCTGCTGGCTGTACCCGCGGGCGATCCAGCGTTGGACGCCAATCAATGGGCGATGACCTGGCTTGGCAACGTGTCGAGCGGCGACAACTATATCAGCGTGCGGCTCGTGGGCAATACTGACGGTCTACGCCTACGCCTGCAAGCCATCGACCGCAGTTTGACCAGTGGCGACGCGGTGACGGTGACACTCAACGGCGCACAAATCGCACAATGGAATATCGAACCACGCGGCGGCAATGGTCTGGATGACTTGCGCGGCTGGAGCGCGTCGAGTGGCGTCATCCCATGGGCGACGTTCGGCGGGATGCCAACCGTCGGCGACGCGTGGCCGCTGACCATCCAGCGCACGGACGCCGACACCGGCAGGGCGACCACGCAAGCGGATTGGCAAGGCAGCGTCAAGTGGGGCGCACCAAACTATGCGACGCAGCGCACGGCGACCTATATTGACGTGCCATTGACCGGTGACAGTATGTTAGGCGGCGGCACCGACTGCGGTGACCGCTACGACTTTCCAGAGTATTTCCCTGGCTGGGGGATGCGTAACTGGGGTGACAGTCCATACGCCACCGTCGAAAATCAATGGGATGTAGCCGACTGGCCATGCTCAAATAAGTGGGTGGCGAAGTGGGATCTACCACCGCTGCCCGCCGGGGCGACGGTGGTAGGAGCAGAGTTGAGTGCCTGGATGTTCGGGCAAATGGGCTATGGTTGCGGCTACTGCGAGGATGGGACGAAGGACACGATCTGGCAGGCTTACCAGGTGCCGGCGACCTGGAGCGAGGCGTCAGTCGCGTGGGATACCGCGCCGCCCTGGTCCGAGAACGTCAGTGCTACGCTCGTGCGCCCGGTTCCGGATGCGCCGAACTGGGACGGCAACGCCATCGAGTATGCGTTCGACGTGGGCGAAATCGTGCGCAGAGCCTACCAGGGGGGTGACGGGGCGGCGTCTGCGCTGTTCGCCACATCTGCGGGCCAGTATCATTCTGGCAAGTATTTCTATAGCCGGGAGGGCGCGCTTCCGCCTTATGTGCGGATCTACTTCAGCCAGGCCACACCTACGGAGACACCGACCGATGTGCCTACTGCAATTCCTGCGACGCCAAGACCTGACCCTCCTACAGCTACGCCTCGGCCCACAGAAACCGCAACGCCCACACCAACCAGGACGCCAACAGCGGCTCCTACAGCGACAAGCAGCCCGACACCGTTGGCTACCGCGACGCAAGTACCAACTGCGGGTAAGATCTACTACGTGTCGCCAAACGGCAGCGATACTGCGATCGGCGCAATCGTAGCGCCCTGGGCCACGTTCAACCGGGCGTGGAAGACATTACAGCCAGGAGACACGCTGATCGTCATGGATGGCACGTACACGCAACCCCTTTGGCCAAATGTGCGCGACGGTCTACCCGGCAAACCAATCACGGTCAAGGCCATGCACGACGGCAAGGCCACCATCGATGCGCAAGGCGGCGACTTTGCCATCCAGTTGGGCGAGTCGTGGCCGGGTCCCATCGGCAATTACTTCGTGCTGGAAGGGCTGATTGCACGCAACGCAGATTTCCCGGTGCTAATCTACGGCCACCACAACACCCTGCGCAGAATGTCCGCCTACGACGCCGACGTGAACGAGAACAACAGCCACTTCACGGTATCCGGCACGCATGACATCTTGCTTGAGGATATCATCGCGGCCGGTACGGGCCGGAAAAACGTCCTAATCTTCGTTTCCAACAATGTCACCGTGCGCCGCGCTTACATGGTTTGGGAACGCTGGGATGGCGGGGCGTTCTGTGGTGCGGGTTGGCCGTCGGGCGATGGGATTGACATCTACTCATCCGACAATGTGCTGCTTGAAAACGTCATCGCCACTGGGCTCAATCCCTGGAAGGGCGTGACGATGACAAACCAAGTCGAGGCGACCCCGCGCAGCGGCAACCGGGTGCTCGGCAGTATGGCGATCGGGCCGCGTGACCCCAAGTACGTTTACCCCTGGGTGGCGAACCCCTGCGACTACAAGAACCCACCCACCTTCTACTTGACGCAACGGGGAGGCATGGGCGCAACCACGCAAGGCGAGCAGCTCAATCCAGTGTGGCGGGACGTGTTGATTACGGGCTGGACTTCTTGCGGCTTTTGCAGCACGAAACCATTCGGCATCGGCGTCGTGGGCGGCATCCTGGACCATGCCACCATTTACGGCAACGACCTGGGCGGCGACGGCACGCACGAGGTGGTAGATTCCGTCGGCACCACCACGATTACAAATTCGTGGATCGAGGGCAGCGCCAAGCATCAGGGCGAGGGGGCACGGCTATCCAACCGCTATGTCGATGGCGTGCTGACTGACGTGCCGCTTTTCCCTTGGGGTATGCAGGATAGAGCGATGGCTGAACTTGGGGTAGATGTCACAGCCATCGCTCAGGCAGCGATAGAGGGGGCAAAATAATGTTAGGGTTTGGATTTTCGCCTATTTTGCTGCTGCTCTTTCCTAGTGGCCCATCGGCAATTTTCGCGGCAGTACGGACCATCATTATCAATACGATCAAGACTAAGGTCGCGCGATGGGCGCGGCCCCATGTCGCGATAAAACGCCTCGAAGGATTCAATCCATTCGGGGCAAATGGTAATGCCTCGTCCACCGTATCTTGGAAAAGCCTGGTGATTAGGATTGAGACAGCGTTTTTTCATTCCCACCCAGATGTTGTATTCGGTGGTTCCAAACATGCCATGCTTGGTATGTCTCTGTTTGGTCATTTCCCTGGCGCGGCATTTGCAGCTAGTAGTGTTTCCGCTTATCAGCAAATAGCCACTAACATTCACGATATTCCCGCAATCACACAGGCAAGACCAGCGCTGAACCTGTTTCGCGTAATGCTCCGGGCAATCGACTTCGCAGAGAACGACGAGTCTGCCAAAGCGTTGCCCGATCAGATGTTGAGTGGAGTGCGGGTGTTTTGTGGTATTCTGAGGATGCATCGGGAACCTCCAGTTCTCGGTGTCACGAGCCGGGACGTTGACGCGTCGCCGGCTCAATCTATTGAAGTTACATCTCCATTTTACCACGAAATAGCCGTATATACGAATGGACTATGGCCGATGCAGGACCGGGCGCTGGCTGAAATCGACGTTGACGTGACGGCCACTGCACAGGCCGCAATCCAGGGGGCGAAGTGAAACACGAGGCGGACTACGACGCATCCGCTAATCGTCCGCCATACCGCACAGTAGGGAGTGAAACCATGCTCGACTATGACGCACTACGGACGGAGATCCAGACGGACCCGGCACAACTCGGCTACGGGCCGGCAGTGGCGACCGGCTCACACAACCAGGTGGCGGCGCTGCTCAACGAGCAACGCTATCCAGCCTATGGCAAGGTGGAGATCACGCCGGTCCTCATCTGGCTGGCGAAATGGGGCATCATGCCGCGCTTGCGCGCAGCCATGCAGAGCGACAATCCAGCCATTGCCGGGATTGCCGAAGTTGCGATGATGCTGGTGAGTAACCCAAACATCCCGGCATTGGACGTCGGCCTTCCAGAAGTGCAGCAAATGCTGACTGCGTTAGTGCAGGCGGGCGTCATCCCGCTCGAGGCCAGCGACGAACTGTTGAACTTGGCGGCCACCAAGCAGAGCCGGGCCGAAGTGCTTGGCTTTGGCACCATCACCGCCGACGATGTGAGCAGGGCATTGGAGGGATAGCACATGGCAAGCCTAAAACTGGAAGCCGCAGCGATTGCGACCCTGGCCTCGACTGAACTGAACAGCCTCGCCAACAACGCCGGTACGCTCGGCGCCGAGTACGACAACGCCACCAACCTGTATATGTTCGGTGTGTTTGAACTCAACGTCACGTTCGGCACCAATCCGACCGCAGGCAACACGGTAGATCTGTACCTGATTCCTGCACCGGATGGGACGAACTACGACGATAACACGACTGGGGCGAGCGGGGCGGCACCCATCACGAGCTACATCGGCGGCTTCCCTTTGCGAGCCGTCACCACCGCCCAGAAAGTTCCCTTGGGTGTTGGGCTCACGATGGTGAACTTGCCGCCCACGAAGTTCAAGGCGTTCCTGCTCAACAAGTCTGGGCAGGCATTCCCGGCGTCCGGGTCAACTGTCAAGATGGTTCCATACCGCTACCAATCGGTGTAAATCATGGCCGTCAGAACTGACGCATCCGGTGACTATCTACGCAAAACGACCGGGCTGCTTGACTACCAGCAGCCCTATACCGTCGCGTTCTGGTACAGCCTCGCCGCCAACACGGCGGCAGGTTACCAGGGCATTTGCACTCTGTCCGGTAACGGCGGCAACTACGATGAATTTTTCCTAGATGGATCAGGCAACTTTTCGCTAGAGTGTTCTGGTTCCACGCCAACCACCGTTGACGGCAGAGCGCCGATTGCTGACCGCTGGTATCACATCGCCTTGGTGCGGCGCACAACGTCGCTCATGGAGGTGTACGTCGATGGCGTGCTGGATATCACGAACACGGCCAATGTCGGCAGCCGCGGTATTGCGATTGCGAATCTTTCGTTTGGCTCGAATGCCTTTTCCGAATGGACGAATGGGCGCTTTACGAATGCCAAGGCGTGGCAGGCTGCCCTAACCAGGACGGAAATCATTGCTGAGCGCGCCGAGTTTGCGCAGCTGCGGCAAGCCAACATCCATGCCTGGTGGCC